ACCGCAACAGTACCTCCAGCGAACTTCAATCACTGCGAGTTCGTAGGCACGCTGACTCTTGGCGCTGCTGGAAACTATGACTTCATCGATTGCGCCAGCATCGTAGCGGGCACGTCCGCGCCGGCCTTTGCGGTGCCGGCGGGGACGGTGAACATCAGCTTCCGCCGATGGTCTGGCGGCATCTCGATCAGCGGCATCACCAGCGCGACGACGATCAGCATCGACGCAGTGAGCGGCGGCACGGTGACCCTGACGGGCGCCGACGGCAACGTCCAGGTCCGGGGGATGGTCGCCATAGACGATCAGCGGACAGGTACGCCGACCCTTGGCAAGACGCAAGTCGTCACTCCCAAGACCATTTGGCAGGATGCTGTTGCTGGCGACTTCACGGCCGCATCGAGCATCGGCAAGGCGCTATTCATTGACGCCGTGCCGGGCGCTACTGGTGGGCACTTCATCGCAGGTACGAATGCCGCGACGACAGTCACCACGGCCCTGACGGCTACCTTTACAGGTAACCTGACGGGCAGTGTTGCCACCGTAGCGGCGAATGGGATCACTGCAACGAGCATCGCCGCTGACGCCCTCAACGCGGCGGCCGTGAAGGCAGATGCAGTCACCAAGATCCAGAACGGACTCGCAACGCCGACGAACATCACTGCGGCTGCGGGTATCGCCGTGGCGTCGATCGGGAACAATGTCATCACGGCTGCGTCGGTCAATGCGGCGGCCCTCAACGGCAAGGGTGACTGGAACATCGGCAAGACCGGCTACGCGCTGACGCAAACATTCCCAGCAAACTTCGCGGATATGACGATCGCCGTCACTACTGGAATCGTGGACGCGAACATCCAGAAGATCAACGATGTAACGATTACAGGCGATGGCCAGCCAGGCACGGAATTCGGAGTCTGAGCCGTGATCATCGGCCGTAACTGGAAGGATATCTGGAAGCCCGTATGGAAGGCTGTTTGGCTGCCCGTCACAGCGGATTCATACGTCACTGAATCCGTATCGCTCACGGACGATCAGGCTGCAGTTGCGACCTTTGCAGCGAGTAACGACGAAACCCTTGCGCTATCGGATGGCCAGACAGTAACCGCAATCTTCTCGGCTGTCGAAGCTGAGTCTGTTGCGCTTGTCGATGAACAGACCGCGAGCGCGGCATTCTCTTCTGCGCAAGATGAGTCTATCGCGCTGATCGACGGGCAGGATGCCACGTCAGCCGCTTCTGTAGAGCAGGTTGGTGAGAGCTTCTCGCTGCACGACGCGCAGACGGCTACAGGCGGCGTAGACGCGGCCACCACCGAGGATCTGCTCGATCCGAAGTACCTCGCGAACCGGAACGTCCGCTTCAAGGCAGTCAACGAGAAGGGGCCGGAAGACCCACTACCGGAAGACATCACGAACATGCCGGACGCGCCCCCACCGGGGCCGCCCAGCACGGCAAAACTCGCACGGGGCCTGAGCCTAGCTGCGAGGGTGTTCGATGCGCCAGAGGTTGAGGCGGAAGCTGCGCCGATAGAAACCACGATGCCGACGGTAGGCTACCGCCGCCCAACCGCGGTAGAACCTACTCCTGCGCTCGAGGAAGACGCACCAGTAGAAGTCGAAAAGGCGTCGGCGGCAGAGGCTGAAGTTGAACCCGCTGCCGTCGAGGACGCTGAGGCTGTTGCGCTACGGGCTTCGCTGGCGGATGCCGTGAAGAACATGCAATCGGCGGCCAAGGATATGCGGGAGGCCACCGTGCAAACACGTGAAATGCTGGACGAGATCCGAGCAACACGGGACACGCAAGCGGCGATCGCCAAGGCGAGTTTGAAGTCTACCAACCAGGCTCGCGCAGCAGCGCTTGCAGCGCGCCTGCTGCTAGAAGATTGACGCAAGCGCTTACTTACAGGGTACACTGCCCACTATGCAGTTGAGCAGCATACAACTAGGTTTTCTGGCCCGGCTCTCAAAGTCACCAGACGGCCGGTTACTGCTCGATATGTTGAAAGCCAGACTGGCAGAACGCGATGCTGCGCTGCGTCGAGTGACCGGTGAAGAGGTTTACCGGAATCAAGGCAGAGCGCTGGAAGTCAGTGAAATCATCGCTGATATCGTCGAAGCCCAGGAAAGGCTTGCCCGCAACCAGCAAACGGCCCACCCGTCGTCCCGGCTGGCTGCGTAACTCGGGAATCGCAGTCCCTGCATCCTGTGCGAACCCCAGTCGCCAATAGGCGGACTTGGATCGTGGAGACCTAAATGCAGGCTACACCAGCCCTGAATGAAACGCGCCTTCCTCGCGCCGTACTGAAAGTGTCCAACGCCATCAAGGCGCACATCGAAGCCCGGAACGAACCGAAGACCGATCCAGCAGACCCGAACGCGCCGCCGATTGAATCGAGCGCAGGGAATGCGAACCCTGTTGAGCCGAAACCCCCGGCAGCAGACCCCCGAGAGAGTGATCCCGCCTACTGGAAGCAGCGCTTCGACGTAACGGCAGGAGTGCTCAGGGCGGAACGCGACGGCCGCAAGGCCGATGCCGAAGGATTTCGTCAGCAGATTCTTGAGTTGCAGGGGCAGATTCAAGCCCTGCAGGCTACGCAGCCGACCGGCGGCACGATCGACCTGGGGCAGTTCTTCACGCCCGAGCAGATCGCGGTGCTGGGCGAGGAAGAAGCTACAGCGATTGCCACTGCAAACCTGACCACGGTGCGCAAGGCCATCTCGGAAGCCGTTGAAGCGGAAATCAAGCCGCTGCGAGAGGCTGCCAAGACAAGCCAAGTGCAACAGGCCAAGGAGCGCAAGGAGAAGTTCACGGACAAGCTCGCGGAGCATGTCCCGAACTACGAGGTGATCGACGCGAGCGACGACTGGAAAGCGTGGTTGGCAGAGGAAGACGAATCGACCGGCGTGGAGCGCCAAGCACTTCTCGATACGCACGTCGGAAAGCTGGATGCCGTGAAGGTGGCCAACATGTTCCGGGCGTACTTGAAGGCGAAGACACCACAGCCACCCCCGCTGACACCGAACGGTACTGGAGCGAATGGCGGCGAGCCGCCATCAGCCCCCCAGAGTGCAGAAGGTCTGTCCGTGCCGACATCGGCAGAGATCAAGGACTTCTACAAACGTGCGGCTCTCAGGAAGGTTACGGACAACGAGCGCGTGCAATTCGAGGCCCGGCTGAAGCTCCGCGCCCCCCGGTAGGGGGTAACGCCTTCCAAGGAGATATCACATGGGCGTTCCCATCGCATCAGGCCTTCCCGACTATGGTCCGGCAGGCCTGACCAACTTCAACCCCGAACTGTATTCGGGCAAGCTGGTCGAGAAGTTCTACAAGACGACCGTGTTCGGCGAGATCGCCAGTACGGACTATGAGGGCGAGATCGCGGGCTACGGCGCGCAGGTCAAGATCCGCACCATCCCTGACGTGACCGTCAGCAACTACATCATCGGTGCCGGCCTGGGTGCGCAGTACCCGACAAGCAACTCGGTGACGCTGGCGATCGACCAGGCCAAGTCGTTTGCGGTGGCACTGTCCACCGTCGACATGCGGCAGTCGGACCTCGACATGGCGGACATCTTCGCCAACGACGGGTCGATTCAGTTGCGCATCGCCGCCGACCAGGACGTCCTCCAGACGATCCCGGCCGACGTGTCTGCGGACAATCAAGGCCCATCTGCCGGCGTGGACTCCACGATCGATCTTGGCGACTCCACGACCCCTGTGTCGGTGAGCAAGACCACTGTGGTCGAGTTCGTCGTCGACTGCGGTACGGTCATGGACGAGCAGAACGTCAGCGACGAAGGCCGCTGGATGGTCGTGCCGCCCTGGTTCGTGGCACTGATCAAGAAGTCCGATCTGCGCATCGCTTCTCTTGCTGGCGACGGGGTTTCGATCCTGCGCAACGGCAAGGTCGGCGAGATCGACAGGTTCACGATCTACCAGTCGCGCAACCTGCTGTCGCAGACCAGTCCCGGGCCCGCGAGCTATGTCATGTTCGGGCACAGCGCCGGCCTGACGTTCGCGTCGCAGATCGTCGAGTGCGAGATGATCAACAACCCGAACGACTTCGGGTACATCGTCCGCGGCTTGATGGTCTTCGGCTTCGAGGTCATCGGCCCGAAGTACGTCGGCACCGCCGTCGTCAGGAAGGCCTGATCGGAGTAGGATGGGGGCTCTTGCCCCCATCCGTCTTTGACCATTCACCGGAGAGTTCACATGAAGACCAGTTCCCCCTACGGCCCCGGCATGGACGTGAAGTCGCCGCCGGACACCATCACGAGCGAGCAATCGAAGGCCGGCGGCAAGGCCAAGGCTCGGTATCCCCACTCGCCCATCTCGACCAACCAGTCCGCTGGTGGCCCGAAGGGCGGCGGCAAGCGGGCCATGGGCCCGACCGGCGCAGTCCCGACCGGGGCGTAACCGCCAGGTAGCAAGAGAGCACCGGCGCCTTCCCTGGCGCCGGTTTTCAACTCGCTACGCAGGAGAATCCTATGGCGACCAAGAACCCTTTCGAGAAGTCCGGCAAGGACAAGGAGCCGAAGAAGGCTGGCAAGGAAGGCTCGAAGAAGGAAGAGGCTTTCGACAAAGGCCAGATGAAGGGCAAGAAAGCCCCGCCGTTCGGCAAGAAGTAGCCCCTGATCACCCCGGAGAAACCGATGATCAACGAAGCGCAAGAAACAGCCCTGTCGCAGCACACCCGTCCGCAGCAGGACAAGAAGATTCCTTTTCTCATCAACATCGAGGACGGCCGTCTTGTGCCGAACATGCCGCTGTTGCGGGTGCATCCGAAGTATCGACCGTACCACGGCGTACTGTCGGCATCGCACGCCGATCGCTTGACGTACCTGAAGTCGGAATACCGCGGCTCGGATCGTCCTGTCGTGGACAGTTCGCGGATCAAACCCTTCGACATCGCTGCGGCGACGAAGGAAGAACTGATTGCCTTCGCGGCCAGCGAGTACGGTACAGCCATCGATCCGAGCACCCACGGCAATGCCGTCCGCGTGCAGTTGCGCAAACTGGCGCAAGAGCACGGTGCGCTGAAGATGGATCACAGCCTGGTGTGACATGGCGATCACCACCGAGACCATCTTCGACAGCGTGAGCACCACGCTGCTCGACGTGGCACGGAGTACGTGGTCACACTCGGACCTGGTGGGCTATCTCAACGAGGCGCTACGTGCCACGGCGTTCCTGAAGCCGGACATGTACTCGGTGCAGGGCTTCTTCCCCCTCGTGGTCGGCATTGCGCAGGAACTGCCGGACGGCGGCATTGCGCTGATCGACGTCACCGACAACGAAGTCAGCGGCCGCGCGGTCACACCGTGCGACCTGTCGATCCTGCAGCAGGAGAACCGCTTCTGGCCGGCGGCCACGCAAGAGGTCGACGTCGAGAACTATGCGGCGGATCCACGCACGCCGCGGCGCTACTACGTGTTCCCGCCCAACGACGGCACGGGGAGTGTCCGAATCACCTACGGTGCAGTACCGCTCGAACTCACGGGGTCAAGTGGCGAGACTCTGCCGGTGCCAGATTCATACCAGAGCTCGCTGACAAACTTCGTGCTGGCCAAGTGCTACGGCAAGAACAGCAAGAGGCAGGATCTGACGAAGTACGCCGGCTACATGAACGACTGGCGCATGTCGCTCGGCCTGAAGAGCCAGGCGCAGGTCGCGGTGGCGCCCAAGCTGTCGCAGACACCGGGGGTCACGTGACCAGCCAAGTCAACGTCTTCGACCAACTGGCGCCTGTCGCCCTTGTTGCGCGCCGATGCCCCAGCACGACACTCAGACGGGCCTACGTGAAGGCGATGCGCGACTGGTGTGCCGAGACCCGCTGGCTGCGCGTGAACATCCCTGGAGCCACCGTAGCGGGGCAGCAGACCTACAGCTTGGGCAGCGACACCTACACGGAGATCATCGCGATTGCCGCGATGGGTGGAACGGATACCTCGGGCACCGTGCCGGACCAGTTCTCAATCTACCCGACAGACCCGACAACGTGGAACCCCAATGTCCCCACGTCGCGCCCGAGCAAGTACTCCTATATCCCCGAGGGGCAGTTCTCGCTCTTCCAGATCCCCGACAAGATATACACGCTCAGGGTGACGGCGGTTCTTCAGCCGAAGGATAGCGTCGCGCAGATACCGTCCGAGCCGCTGAAGAAGTACAGTACCGGCATCGAGGCCGGCGCGCTGATGCACCTTCTGCGGATGCCCGGCGAGCCGTGGACCGACCAGAAGATGTCGATGCACTACGAGTCGATCTGGAACTCCGCGATCAGCAACGGCAAGGCTGAGGTCGCACGCAACTACAACAGCGGGTCGCAGCGCGTCAGGCCGCGGGCCTTCGTCTTGGGGAGGTAGCGATGACTTACGGCGTCACCCCCGTCCTGGGCTTTCCCCCGCCGCTCACAGAGGACTTCCCGAACTACATCCAGTTCCAGTGGAACGGAGTGGATTTGGGCGCGCCGAATGCGGACACGATCAACTTCGTGGGCGCCGGCTTCACGCTGGTCCGCGGCGGTTCCGGGGTGGACGACAACACGATCACGATCACCTTGGGCTGAGTCGTGACCTACGCGATCGTTCCCATTGCGGGATTCCCGGTCGCATCTGCAGCAACCTTCCCCCCGATACCGGTTCGCGTGATCAACTTCACGGGGGCAGGCTTCGTCTGCTCGAGGGGTACGGGTGAGCAGGCGAACGTGATCACGGTCGAGATGCGGCCGGTGTCGATCGCATACGTCGAGGAAACCATACGCGTATCGGATGATTACCAGACGATTTGTGCAAATGGGTTCTATGAAGACTTCTCTGAGGGGGCAACGCCGTATACGATAACGGATAACAGCCCGCCGTTCGATGTGTTTAACTGGAATACCGCAGATACTTATGGCGCGAGTTTAGGAATCCGCGGTCAAATAAGCACGGGCTTTGAAAGTTCCGCATATAGAAGCATTACTACGTTAGGAACTACGAAGATAGATTTCCGTTTTCGCATGGATCTTATGACCACCAGCGGCAATCCAGACGACGGGCCGATAATAGAGTTGAGAGCTGGGGTAAATCTTGCTATGGCATTCATCCCTGTGCGGGAGAAAGCATTCGATGCGGCACAAAGATCACACATAAACATAGATGGTACGCTGCACGCCATAGGGTCAACATACCCGGCACTGAACATATGGTACGCGGTACATGTAGAGATACTAACCGGATCTACGGTTGGAGTAACCATCACCGATCTATCTACCAACACGGTATGGGAAAGCCTGACGATAAACGGGGGATTTATACCGTGGGATTTAACCCGCCTGAGGTTCTATAACCAGTTTTCCTTCGGAGGAGCAGACAGTAATCCCGGATGTACGTATGACGAGGTACTACTGTGCTGACTGGTCGTCGTAACCTATGAACATCCTGCACGACGGCAACGAGATCGCGCCATCCGGGCCTGCGCCAGACTACAGCACGGAGTACGCGATCGTGCCTGTTGCACGTCTGCCCGAGCCCGCGGCGGCCTTCCCGCTGTACTTGCAGTGGCAGGACGAGGGCGTCGATCTTGGCGACCGCAACGTGCGTGTCGTGAACATCGTGACGAGTCCCGCGTTCAGTGTCTCCCGAGGTACGGGAGAAAAGGCCAACGTCATCACTATCGCTCTATCGGTGTAGGCGGAAGTGACACCACGGTAGCAAACTACGGAATCTGCCGACCATGAAACGAGCCATCGACTCCTTCCGCGGTGAAGCC